TGAGACCCCAATATACCGCGCAGAGCTGGAATCCATCACCCAGGAGACCGCAATCTACATTGAGGGAGCAGGGATAGCCCAGCTCCGATGGGGCGGCCTGGAGATTGCAGAGGGGGTAAAGGACGGGGCTCTATACTGCAAGCATATCAAACCGTTTAGCCTGGATCTGTACGACAAATACTGGACGGCCTTTGATGGGCCGCCGGAGAGGAAGGAGAACGCATGAAAACGATTTGCATTACTTGCAAAAATGACTGCAATAACGCCGGTACAACGGCCAGAATTTCTTGGTGCCCTCAGTACAAACCGGGACGAATTTTGTCCAACGCCGACCGCATCCGGACCATGGGCGACGCAGATTTGGCGAGATGGCTTGAATACGAGGGTGGAGGAGCCTGTGCAGAGGTTTATGGGTGGCTGGCGTGGCTCCAGCAGCCAGCGGAGGAGGGCGAGCATGAGTAGACCCAAATATCCGTGGTGGGGCTATGTCCGGGAAATCCTTCGGCGGTACCCTGACTACACAACAGAAGCCGAAGCCGCGGCGGTTACATCTGCGATAGCACAGACGGGGCAGATGCCAGACGGCCAGCGCCGGCTCTCCGTGATTGGTATGGTGTTCTTCCGCAAGACGCACACCCTGCATGGGGCGGCTCTGGAGGCATCATGCAGCTACGCCACCGCAAAAAGGTGGCAACAGGCGTTTATTCGTGAAGTAGCATGCAATTTCAAGTGCAACAGTCTGATCGAAAGTTGAGCCACAAAAGCCAAACACTTGATGTAGGATGGAGACGTGGAGGTGTATACCTCTGCGCCTCCTTTTCTACCGCCCGGCACCGAGGCGGTAATATCGAGCCCCTACGCTGCTGCTTACTGCACGAGGTAGGCGGTGGCACCAAGAATTGACCGAGAGGTGGTGACATGCCGAATGAACAGAATCTTATACCGATGGATCAGCGAAGCCAGAGCGAAGCGAGAGAACTCGGGCGTGAAGGTGGTCGTGCATCCGGCGCGTCACGGCGGCGAAAGCGTAGCCTGAGAGAAGCGGCAGACCTGTACCTCTCTCTCCCGGTGGCGGACAAGCGGGCATGGAACAAGCTGGCCCGTGACGGCGTAGAACCGGAGGATGTGGATAACCAGATGGCGGTGATTGCGGGCCTGACCCTAAAGGCGGCCAAGGGCGACGCGAAGGCGGCAAAGGTGCTGTTTGACTTGTTGGGAGAGCAGGGGGCGGCGGGCGCCGGCGGTATGCAGGACATGGACGACGATCCGATCACCGCGTCGCTGAAGGAGGAGATGGGAAATGGGCTTCTCTGAAAAGCAGAGGGAGATTCTGCGTTTCCCATACCGGGACTATGATGCGCTTATCTGTGACGGCGCGGTGCGGTCGGGAAAAACCTCAGTCATGTCGTTGTCCTTCTTCCTGTGGGCAATGGGACGTTTCAACGGCTGCGCGTTTGCACTCTGTGGGAAGTCGGTAGGAGCGGTGGAGCGCAACATTGTGACGCCGCTTCTGGCGGTGCAGTATTTGCGGCAGAACTTCACCATTTCCTACAGCCGCTCCGGCCATGTAATTACGGCCCGGCGTGGGGTGCGGGAGAACCGCTTCTACCTGTTCGGCGGCAAGGACGAGAGCTCCTACACGCTGATTCAGGGTATCACCCTGGCGGGGGTTTTGCTGGACGAGGTGGCCCTGATGCCCCGCTCTTTTGTGGAACAGGCCATGGCCCGGTGCTCCGTGACAGGGGCAAAGCTATGGTTCAACTGCAACCCGGAGGGGCCGCAGCACTGGTTCCGGCAGGAGTGGATTCTAAAGGCGGAGGAGCACAAGGCCCTCCATCTGCACTTCACCATGGAGGACAACCCGGCGCTGGACGAGGCCACCCGGGCCAGATACCGGAGCATGTATGCCGGGGTGTTCTACCAGCGGTACATTCTGGGCCTGTGGGTCATGTCGGAGGGGCTTATCTACGACATGTTTGACCAGACAGAGAATGTCTACCGGACGCAGGAACGCCCGGTGGATCTGGAATGGGTTTCCCAGAGAACCGTGGCCTGTGACTACGGTACCGCCAACCCTACGGTGTTTCTGGACATCTATGACCACGATGGAGTGATCCGGGTGGACAGGGAGTACCGCTGGGACAGCCGGAAGGAGCGCCGGCAGAAGACCGACCAGGAGTATGCCGACGACCTTCTGGACTTTCTGGGCAGGGAATGGTGCGCGGTGAGCGTAGATCCCTCGGCGGCCTCGTTTATCGAGGAACTGAGGCGGCGGGGGGTGTATGTCATCCCGGCGGAAAATGAGGTGCTGGATGGCATACGCAAGACCGGAAGCCTGTTTCACCGCAGAAAAATTCTGGTCAGTGAAGCCTGTGCCGGCCTGCTGGACGAACTGGGCACCTATTTGTGGGACGAGAAGGCGGGCCAGCGGGGGGATGAGAAGCCCCTGAAGGAGCGGGACCACGGGCCGGACGCCCTGCGCTATTACATCAATTCACTGCCGGACTGGAGGTTCGAGTAAGTGTCCAGACGCAATAAAAGCCGCCCCAGGGGCGCACAACCAAATACCGAGGCGGTGAGCGTACAAGACGCATTTTCCAACCCGCTGTTCCGGCTGGGCTATGGCTCCCAGTCGCCGCTGGAGGCCACAGAGTATCCGCTGACCCGGATGACGGACAACTACGCCCTGCTCAACTCCCTCTACCGGGACAACTGGGTAGTACAGAACGTGGTGGGCATCATCCCGGACGACATGACAAAGAAGTGGTTTGCTCTCGCCGGAGCGGTGGGGCCGGAGCACCTGAAGGAACTGGATCGCGTTCAGCGCGTGACGGCGCTCCGGGAGCGGGTCAACGAGGGACTGCGGTGGGGCAGGCTGGACGGCGGGGCCGCCGCCGGACTTATCATGATCCGCGGACAGGAGGGGATGCTGGGCCAGCCGCTGGAGCTGGAAAGCATTTACCCCGGTACCTTCCAAGGGCTTTACATACTCGACCGCTGGCAGGGCGTGGTACCCGGTATGGAACTGGTATTCGAGGGCGGAGAGCCGGTGCCCGCCTATTACTCCATCACCGACGCCAGGGGGAACACGGTGGCGAAGGTGCACCACTCAAGGCTGGTGCGGTTCACCGGCCGCGACCTGCCCTTCCTGGAGCGGGTGGCGGAGCTGTACTGGGGAGAGTCCGAGGTGGAGGCCCTATACAATGATGTGGTTAAGCATGACAACGTGGCCGCCAACATGGCCGCGCTCACCTTCCGGGCCAACGTGGATACCATGGAGGTGCAGAACCTGGATCAGCTCTTTTCCGTTACGTCCGGGGAGCAGCAGAGGCGGTTCTGGAACGTGATGCAGGCCCAAAGCGTGATGAAGTCCAATTTCGGCATGCAGTTGGTCAACCGGGGCGACCAGATTAAGAATACCCAGTACACCTTCACCGGGCTCCAGGAGGTCTACGACTCCATGTGCCTCGACCTGTCCGGCGCGTCCCGGATTCCGGTGACCAAGCTGTTCGGACGCTCCCCGGCGGGGATGAACGCCACCGGGGAGAGCGACCTTCGGAACTACTATGACTACGTGGACACGCTGCGGGAGGCCAAGCTTCGGCCCATTTTGGAAAAGCTGCTGCCGGTCCTGGCCATGTCAGCCTGGGGGGCGGTACCCGACGGGCTGGACATCACTTTCCCGCCCCTGTGGACGCCCACGGCGGCCGAGGTGGCGGAGATCGCGCTGAAAAAGGCCCAGGCCATCCGGGATACCTTTCAGGCGGGCCTGTTCCGGGCGGACACGGCTCAGAGGGAGCTCAAGAAGCTGGCGGACGAGACCGGGATGTTTGACAGTATTTCCGAAGAGGAGATCGCGGCCAACGCCGGGAAAACCTACCAGGATGTGACCGCCCTGCGCGACCCGCTGGCTGGGATGGGGTATGGAGGAGAGGTATCTGCCCCTTTTGAGTCAATTGCACAGGACGCGGCAGTGATGGATTATCCTGGTCAGCCGAGAGAGAAAAACGGCCGTTTTTCCGAAGGAAAAATGTTGACTGAGGGAATCAAAAGTGGTAAGATTCCCCTCCTGGACAGAACCGTTGGAAGAAACCAAACTGTAACAGCAATGGGACAGGACGGCTCTATGGAACGGTATAAGCTGGCGCCGGGCAGTAAAATTACAGATGCGTACATCTTTGCGGGCGGGCCTGGACAGAAGCCAATAAGTGTAGCTCATTTTTTGGAGGGCAAAACAGGAATCCCAGCGTCACAGTGGAGGAAGGCACAAGGGCACGGAGTTGTGCTTAATGCTGGGGCCCAAAAGGGAGCTGTTCTCCATTGGTTCGAGGCAAATGGAGAGATGTATAGCGTAAAAGTGGTGAAATGGGAATGAAAGTCAGGTTTCTTGGCGAGAGCGACCCGCTTATGCTCATGCATGGAAAGGTATATGATGTGACAGCGGTAGAGAACGGATGGTACAGAATTGTAGACGAGGACAGCGAAGAGAATCCTTATGAGGACATCCCAAGCGGGTATCTCTATCCGCCGGAATTGTTCGAAATTGTGGAGGAATAAATGCCGTCACTGAACCGCACCCCCAATGAAAAGGAGCTAGAAAAGCTAGTCTCCATCTATCTAAGAGCGGAGACCGCCATCATCAACGAGATCGGGCGGCTTCGCTCCCAGGGCCTGGTGGATTACCACGCTGTGGCCGCCCTGGAGCGGGTGCAGGCCATCCTCCGGCAGATGGAATCAGACTGCTGGGAATACGTCCCAAAGATGATTGAAAAGCAGTTCTATGTCCGGGTGCCAGAGGCCCGGAAGGCCCTGGAGGTGCCGGAGACGGCGGCCAAGCACGCCGCAGGCTACGCCAACGCGGCCGTGCTCACGGGTGAGCAGCACGCCATTGTGGACCGGCTGGCGGCAAACTTGATGGGGGAGATAACCGACGCCTCCATGACTGTGATGGCTACCCTGCAATCCGCCCTGTTTGGCCGCGTGGAGCCGGACGTATACCGCCGGGTAGGGCTGGAACAGGTGGCGGCGCAGCAGGCCGCAGGACGCGGCGTGAACGCCTCGGTGCCCTCCTTTGTGCAGGCGCTCCGGCGGGAGGGCGGCCGGGCCTTTACCGACAAGGCGGGCCCGGGGTGGGGCCGGGCTAACTCAT